GTTTGCTAACCCGTAGGCACGCGGAGGCTGAAACGCTTTACGCGGCGACCCCTGCTGTGCAAGACGTTTAGACGATCCTAGATGCCGGTAAGGGGACTGCATTTAAGGACGTTCCCAACTGCTTCCATGCGGAGCGCTTATTCTATCACTGGCACTTGGACCCAGTGCGTCCATTGCATCCGCGTAACTACTCCCTGCGGGCATACTAATCAGCATGTCTTCCAACTGGGCAGAAGTAATCGGAACATAGTCGTCAACTTGTGCAGGTGTCGGTTCTTCCCCTCCCTGCATACTGTAGGTGTTCCACAGGTTCGAGAACAACATCAAATCCTGATATCCTTGGCTGTCCACATCATACGTTATCTCCATAGTCTTCGCGTCTACGTCGATTTCGATACCGAAGAGGTCAGAATAGTCGATGGGCAAATCGCTCAAAGCCTTAAATTGTTCATCTACGCCCTCTGGATCTGCGAGGTCTACGTCTTGAAATGCGTCAAACCATACGGAAACGTCTTGAATAACTTCCGTGATGGTGTCGCGCACTTCGTTGTTGTCTACCCAGTCGTCTTCGTGGTTATCGGGGTTTTCTGCCAGCCAACGGTCCCTGCGGGCCACATTCGCTGCGTCCCTCAAACGCATCAGCACCCCATACTTTTCTTCATCGGCAGCCAAACCCTCCATTGAAAGAATTTCTTCACGATCACCCGTACTGGCAGTTTGTGCCCTCAAACGGTTCGCCTCAATGCGGGCATTCTCCGCCATTTCCTCAGACCACATTTCTGTACCAATGTTAAACTTGTCAAGGTCTTGGGTTAGACGGTCCCGGTCAATGCTTACCAATTCGGCCCGGTACAGGTTTTCAACCTCGGCTGCATCCAAATCCAAACCATAATTCAGATTAAATTCTGTTACACCCTGATCAAACTCTGCGATACGCTGCTGCCTGTCGGTATCGCGTTGAGACATTTCTTCCCCGTGACGGTCCTTATCCCACTTCAACTCCCTGCTCCACTCATATTTGCCCCGGTCGAAACTGTCTTGCCTCAACGCAGCATCAATCCCGTATTCGGACTTGCGCTGCTCAAACTTGTCTTGATCCAACTGCAACAAAGAATTAAACTCGGTTTGGCCCTGTGTGAACACACTCAGATCCAATGCGTGGCGATGGTCGAACTGGCGTCCCGACTCTGCAATGTCTGCTTCCTGTGCCCGCTGCGACTCTCCAATTTGCGCCTCTTGTGCGCGCCGTGACTCCATCATTCCCGGCAAATCTATACCGGCAATCATCGCAGACAGCAACTCGTCCTTGTCAACCCCAACTGTGTCAGCCAACTGTTCCGCAGACACAGCCATCTGTTCCAATGCCCGCTGCTGTTCACGAGATTCACGCCCCATAGTATACTTTTCTTGCGTGGCAGCCTGTCCAGCCTGCGCCCTCGCCCCACCGAACAAACGTTCGCCAGCCAACTGTCGGTCATACTGCGACTCTTCACCGATACGGCCAAGGTTAGACAAATAGTCACCCTGTGCGCCTTGAGTCTGCGCAGCCTGCCGATCCAAGAAATCCATGTCTTGAGCCACCAGCCCGTAATCAATTCCGGCAGCACCCAATTCGTTACGCAACGACTCCCGATCCATCCCCGTCTGAGTTTGGCTGTTAACCAGCATTTGTTCAAACTCGGCCATAATAGATTCTTGGTCATCTAAGAAAGAGTTATAAAACTTTTCCGCACTTTCATTATATGCGGACTCGGCCTCATCAATACCGATGATGCCCCGGTTAAGCAGATCGTCTATCTCAGCCTCTTCCTGAGCAAGATAGTCTTCATAAACAGCCTGCTGCTGTTCCAGAACAGTATTAAACGTTTGCTCTATTTGTACCTGAGCAGCCGCCTCTGCTTCAGCGGCAGCAGCAGCATCCGCTGCGACCTGATTGGCAGCAGCCTGTGCGGCAGCAGCATCCGCTGCGGCCTGAGCATCAGCGGCAGCAGCATCCGCTGCGACCTGAGCATCGGCAGCGGCCTGTGCATCCGCTGCTGTCTGTACATCCGCTGCGGCCTGATCGGCAGCAGCCTGTGCGGCAGCAGCATCCGCTGCGGCCTGAGCATCAGCATCCTCAGTCTCAGACTCTATCCGTTCGGCTTCACTCTCAAAATGTTCAAGAGCCAGATCATCGGCACTAGCCGGAACATCGACACTAGCCGGAACATCGGCTACCGTCTTTGCACCGGGGTCCAACTGGTAACCCAGTGACGAAGAACCTAGATCGGGTACCGTCTTTGCACCGGGGTCCAACTGGTAACCCAGTGACGAAGAACCGCCTACACCGCTAACTGGACTGCCACTACCTGAACCTTTTGCCCCCGCGTTTACTTTATCTATCGCAGCCTGCAACCCGCCAGAAGTTAATCCCGACGAAATACCTACATCGGATGCTACCGCATCCGCCAAAGCCGCTGGGTCTATACCCATCGCTTGCAGATCAGCGGCAGCATAACCGCTGCCACTGGAACCACCTACACCGCTAACTGGACCGCCACTGCCTGAGCCTGTTGCCCCCGCTGCTGCTTTGTTTATTGCAGCCTGTATCCCGCCAGAAGTTAATCCCGATGAAACACCGCCAACATCGGATGCTACCGCATCCGCACCGGTACCCCATTTAAAATCTTTACCAATTCCCCCTGCACCACCAGCAGGCATAGATGCCCCCTGCTGATTAATGCCCGATAAAAACTTTGCCCCTGTCTCAGTAGCAGCCCACTTTTGCGCCTTAGCAATTTCCTCAGCCTTGGTAGGCAACCCAAGAAAACGGCGCCCATCGTCAGAATCCAACCAATCCATAGTTGCCTGATCGAACGTTTCCTGTGTCCCCGCAGCCTTCTGCGCCCCCGCAATCCCCGCCGATGTAAGGGTGGTTCCATTTGCCATTACGACGACACCCCCCGAATCGCAGCAGCCGCATTAGCACGCCTCACCGCATCACCCAACGCCCGATCAAAACGCTCCCCCGTATACACCCCATACGAAGACAAATTCGACGTAACCAAATCAAACAACTCCTCATCCAACCCGGCCTGTGCCCCAGCACGCTCACCAGCCCGCGACGTAAAAACATCTGCTACACCCTGCTGCCGAATCCCCGAATCCGTCAACCCACGCTGCGCATACCCAGCCTCAACCTTCGGAAACATTCGCTTATACCGCTTATCAATACCGTACCTTTTGCCTCCGAAACGGGTACCGGCCTTCTGCGAACCAAACGTTGTCTGCGCCAACGCAGTCTTCAGCCTGTCAGCAGACGTTGCCCCATACGGGTCGCTTGTTTCATATTCGTATGCACCTGACGCAAACGCCATGCCTAACCCTTCCTGTCTTTAACCCCAAGTAATCGGGATATTAGAAACTAAAACCTTCTTTGTTGCAGCCGCATCCGTATCGTATGCAATCACATAATCTGTAAGGGCCGCTTCGGCCCCCAATGCAGTCAGACGGCTCGCGTCAATCACCAACGTCGCGGTACCCGTCGTAGCGCCACCGTTCAGACCGCTCGTAGCAGCCGTCACAATGCCTTCAATGTCGCCCTGTGGCGCCAAATCCGCTATCGACTGTGCAGTAACCTTCTTTGACGAATTATCTGTAATATCTTCAACAGCCACATAGTCGCCGGTAGCGACCGTGGCTGTACTCAATTCAGACAAATCCAAAGCCAACGCTACAGTCCCAGACGTACCGCCACCCGACAAACCATTCCCTGCTGTAACACCAGTAATGTCACCTACGAACGCTGACGACTGTTCAGAAATTCTCTGGTTTCTCACAATTCACCTCACGGTCCATAATATGTGACGAACACAGTCGAATCAGACGACACCCGAATCAACTTTACGTCAGACCCATCGTTAAACAATTCGATACTCGTATACGGAGCCAAATAATGCCCCACACTTGCCGTAGGAGTACCCCACCGCAAACGGATTGCCTCCGCCCCGTTAGTCAACAACGCCGAAGACGTACTTGAAGGAATAGTTAACGCCACCGCTGTAGACGACACCGTAAGCGACTGATCGCTGACAGCCCGGCCAAAGTCGGTAGCCCTTCTTCTAATCGCCATCCGTAACCTCCTTCACTTCAGCGCCGTTTTTTGCGGCCAGTTCTGCATATAGTCTGTCATTTTCGGCACGCTTGATTGCCAAGTCCCACTCCAACTTGCCCGTGAGCGACAAGTGGGCCAAAATTTCTTCTATGTTTAGTTCCATATCCATGTTTAACTCCAAGTCGCTGGCAAATTTGTTACCAGCACTTTCTTAGACGAATCATCTGTAACATCCTGAATAATGACATAATCAGTCAACGCAGCATCAGTGCCTAGCGCCGACAATTCCGACACATCCAAAGTCAAAGTTACCGTTCCTGATGTTCCTCCTCCTGACAGACCCACGCCTGCCGTAACCCCCGTAATATCGCCTGAAATGTTTTGCGAAATCTTTCGCAACTCATACTCGATTGAACGAGCATTAGCGCCTGTGAAACGGTGTGTCGGTGTATACGCTGGCATTACGCCACCTCTGCGTGCCACTCAAGGTGGCGCTGCTGTGACGACCGTACTTCGCGTACATCGCCTTTCACTTCAATCACATCGGTTCCTATTGCTTCCAGTTTCGCTTGGTTCGCTGCATGTTGTTCCGTGTTTTCTTTACGCAGCCTCGCTATTAAAAGCCCGAACAGGCCCGTGATCGACGCTGTGGCTGTTGCGCCGATTGCTCCGACCCATTCGATACCCATTACGTGAGCGGGTCGGGGGTGGCGTCGGCTGCGACCTGACGGTCCCAGTCCCAGAGCATCGACCGAACGTGGCCGGTGAACCATGCTCCGATGACATCGGCGTCGGTGTCGTCGGTGGCAGGGTCGGGCACCGGCCCGAGCCACGGGACGTTCGGCGGGACGCCTGTCTTGAGGGCGGCTGCGAGGTCGTCCGCACGACTATCGGGAACTGTTACTGTAATGTCCATGTTCTTTCCTTACTGTTAAGTAGCGATGATGTAGTAGAGGGCGATTGTGGGCTGCAGATTGTTATGCGCTCCACCGCCACCCGTGTTCTGGTTGACGGCGGTTGTTGCAGTGGCGGTCCACAAGCCACCGACGTTGTCACCGATGGCGTCGCGGTTGATGATCGCTCCGAAGGTACCGGCGACGGTGCCGATGTACCCATACGCCGTGTGCCAGATGTAATGGAGGTGGGAGTTCTGCGTGTGCGTGTGTGATGGCATCTCGCCACTCGTAAGTGTATGTGTAGCCGAACCAACCTTGGTATTCAGCGACACGAAGTTCGCGTCCCCGGTGTTGACGCCAGCGGGCACTCGGCCCTGCATGTCGGGCACATTGAAAGTAGTGGAACCGTCGCCCACACCGTAGGTTGTGCTGATGACAGCGAACAGGTTGGCGTAGGTCGTGCGACTTACCGCTCCGCCCGTGCAAAGCAGCCAGCCCGTCGGGATTGAACCGCCCGCAAACGGCAGAACCACACCCGTCGGGGCGATGCGACCGATTACACCATCTTGTTTGACAGTGCCTGCAACCTCTAGTCGGTCTTCCGACTCGTCCCACAGCATGTATTTGGCTGCTGTGTCACCAAAAAATTTGACATCCTTACCTGTCCCGTCCACACCGACAGTTACCGTGCCATTGAACTGCGAAGTGCTACTGGCAGTCAACGCCTCCGTGACAGTCAACGCACCATCCATCGTTGCCGTAGACCCCGACACACCAATGTTGGGGGCACCGTTAGCCCACGTTGTAACATCTGTAAAGTTTGTGTTCATCTGCGACGCCACAATAGCGTCACCAGCACTGAACGAATTAGTGATTGCTAGATCAGACATTTACCTGATTCTCCTTGTTCTATACATTCCGACGAGAGAAGTGATCCCCCATTTACCGCGCGCTCCCGTCGTGGGGTTAACGCTAAACCTCACTGATATAGCCCGTGCTGTCCCAGCCGTAGGCCACCTAAAGAATTTGTAAACCTTAGACAACCCTTGAGAGGACCATACACCGTCGCCGGGAGTTGTTCCAGCACTTGTGTCGCTTCCATCCCACGTCCACGTGGCTGTACCCCATACAGAAGTAGACCCTTCGCCTACAATCGTATTGGAATCAATGATTGTTCCCGAAGCCAGACTGTAATCCTTATAAACAGTGTAATCGACAGTCACAGTGTTTTCTGCCAACATGACTGTACGTGTCTTCCCCCACCTCTTGGGAAACGTGGGACGGTTCCCCGACAACCAACGTGTCTGATAATGGGAAAAGATTTCCCCGATATTGTCCCACTTGGACGAGTCGAAAGCCCCCGCAGGATCACTGACTGTGGCGTTGGCCTTGAAAAAACCCCCACTGTAAGACACAGTGTCGCCCGAAGAATAAGCAGTGCCACTCGTAGCGTAGGCACTAGCCCCCGTATAGTCGTCTGTGTCTGCTGATTGTTCAAACTTTGACACCCGTGTAAACGCTGCCGTACCCGACCAATCCGATGTTACACCCAACGGCAAATGTGTACCGCCCGGTGGCGAATACGAAAACAGGGAGCGGGCGTTAATGTCGTATCGGGTCCATGCCCCAGCCTGACCCAAAGACGGGTCCCAAACAAACACGTTGCGCCGGTTTGTTTGCGCACCACCGGCAGCACCTTCACCCGACTGGTAGTCCACGGACAGCCACAGTCGTTCATCAAACCACATGATTGACGGCTGTGTCGTAAACGTCAAAGCGCCCAATGGCACTATTGTCGGATACAGGCGTTGAAAAATGTAGTCTAGGGAATCGCGGGTCAACAAATACAGTCCCTCTTGCGCATACCAAAAGAAAACCCCGTAAGGGGTGGGTATTGGTAAACATCCGTCTATTGCTCCGACCACCCGTGTAACGTTTTGTATCTGGAAACTGTCGGTGTCGAAACCGTATAATGCGTAGACAGCGTTTTGTTTAAAAATGAGCAGACGGTCACCATCAGCCACAATGCCTGTTATACGGTCACCGTGTTCACCAATGTCAATGTCAATAAAGTCTGTCGCTGTCCAATTCTCTGCATCATTAATTTTAGAGAACCTGATCCGGTTCGCATACGTTGTGGTACTTTCCACCGTGTAGGCAACCCAGATTCGTTCACCCCATGTAGTCGCGTAGCGTGCAGTGGGGAAATGGCCGTCTGAACCGTCAACGTCAGGGGTCAAACGTGTAATGTCGTTTGCGCCACTCCACTTAACCGTACTGTACGATGTTGAGAACAGGGCACCGTTGCCAATATAGGTAAAATCGTTGAATGTGACAAAGAACGGTATCGTTGTTCCCGTCAACGTGGCTGTTGCACTGGAAAGTTCCATGTCGGCAAAATTGCCGCCGGTACTGTAATGTAATTCCACAGCAGAGCCACCACTATTCAGGCACGCTGCAAGAATCTGGTCTGCACCGCCACCGACAGGCGTTTCGCTGTGACTCCCCAACGCAATGATGCTGTTAGGCAACGCCGTGCCGTTCAGGGCATCTATGCTGTCGCGGCGTTCCACACCGCCACGCGGGTCAACAGTGACGTTGAGCAGCGCAGGCGATTCGTTGTCTTCAAGGTTGAATTGGTCAGCGCGAAGGTTTAAACCGCCAGTGAACTCTGATAGTTCTTCATAACGGTATGCTGCACCGCTGCCGGTACCTGAAAGTCGGGCCTGTACAAGAGGCATCGGCTATTCCCAAGAATAGCGAAGACGGCGGCTACGCCACCGAGATGCACTGTTGCTGTTCAATATGATGGGTTGCGGGGCAGGCATATCAATATATCTAGCCCGCAAATTATCTAATTCTGCAACAAACGACGCATAGTACTGTTGCCCGACAGCCATGTCTTCCTGCTGCTGGTAGGCGCGGAAAATGCCGTAGAGGCTTAAAACATTATCGAAAGGGTCCGGCATGTCAGGAGTATCGGTGTTGGCAATGGCAGAACGATAAATGGGGGTAGTGCCACCATACTCAATAGCGTTACGTGTCCCGCGTACATAAATAACTGTTCCCGCCGACGGGGTGGGATACAACCGGACTGTGCTTCCCCACTGCGACCAATACCACGGATCGCCCGTGCTGATGGAGTTGAGCGGATACACAATGTCTGCACTGTCTCTCCCCAAAAATTGTATTACGTGCCTGTCCGTCATCAGGTGGTTGAGTTCACGCAAATCGGGCGCGAGCGTTACCCCGTCTAACTCGACTTCAATATTTGCCCCAATCTCCGCCAAAGTGTAGTCCTTTTGGGACGCCACAGTAGTAAACGTTGTATTTGTCGCGTAGAAGGGCCAATGCTTTTCCGAGTAGACTACCGCATCGTAGCCTTCACGAATAAACGTGTCCATTGTGTCATTAGTGATGTCGGTTGTGTCGATGTCTACAACGTTGCGAATGTAGTCACGCATAGAACTTAATTGCAACACAGCCTCCTATCGTCTATGAAACGAACAGTGTTCACTGTTCCCCACGGGGCGACCCCTGCAAGACTCGCCATCCTTTTTTGTTGCTGTACACAGAACCGGTTTCGGTCCAACAGGCTCAATAGTGTGTGTACTGGTGTTAGCGACCTGCGTCACCTGACGGCTGTACCCGACTGTTTGCGGACGCGGTGTCGCATCCCGAAAACCGGATGCTGGTTCCCCATAGGGGCGCATACCGGACTTGTATGCCGCTGAACGAGTACGCATTGCACTAATCCTCCTGAGTGCGTTGGGTGGGGGCCACCGAAGCGACCCCCACCTGCCGCATTGATTGTTAGGCTATGCCGGGGTAATCCCGTACATGTAGCCCTGACGGGCACGGTTACTCGTCGTCAACTCTCCGTAACAGAGAAGTTGCGAGAAAACCGAATCCTGATTGGTTGGGCGCACGAACGGCGTCGGCTTAAACCAAACGTCGCTGTGTGCAACCAACTGAAGGTACTTGGTGTTCAGGAAATACAACTTTCCTTCACCAGCCAACGTACCATCAAAGGTGATCGGACAGCCCTTAAACATGAGGTTCTGGAAACCTGCATCTGCTACCTCGGTATCGGTGTAGCGGATGTTCTGGTCAAGCAGAGCCTCATAGGCTTCATACTGTGCCTGTCCTGTAATAGCAATGGTCGGCTGGTCGTTACCAACTGAACAGTTGTTGTACAGGGTTGCCATCGACGCAACGTCGATGGCTCCAGCCTGATTGGTGACCTGTGACCTCCACCACGAGTTGGCCGCGTCAGTGGCATCAATGCCAGCAAACGA